GCGACTCCTCTTGGGAATCGCGGTGAAGAAGTGGAGCATGGCAAGCAGCATACGAACCCTTTTCCCTTTTCTGCGCCGTCAATTTGGTTGAGGGTGATGGTGCTCGACTTACCGGAATAGTTATAGGTGATCTTGACGCGTCCATCGTCGTAAACGAAAACGGCATTGACGAAGGTCTGCACGAGGCGCTTCTGACACTCCCTGTCCTTAACGTCCAGATCCCGTAGCCGCAAGAGGAAGTACTCGATATGTTCTCGCGTGATGCGGATGCCGGAGGTCAGCTCCAAATCGGCCAGAGAAGCGGTCAGGGCGGCTTTCTGCGCGTCCAGTTCATCCATGCGGGACTTTGTAGCGGCGTTGAAGATACCCGCCTCTATGGCCCGCACAAGGTTGTTTATGGCTTTGTCTATTTCTGCAAGCTGTGCTTCAAACACGGCTTTTTCTTCTTGCACTTTATCGGTGACTTGGTAATACTCCCATGTCCGGTCTATGATGTACTCCATCAGCTCGTCGTCGTGTAGCAATTTCACCGTCTCGTCCAGCACCAGCGCCTCAATCCAGTCCTGCCGCACCGGCTTTTTATCACAGGCTTTTTCTCTCCGCCGTTTGATACACCCGTAATAGCTGTACTTGGCGCCCGTGTGGCTGAAACCGCTTTCCCCAACCATCGGGGATCCGCAATGACCGCAGAATAGCTTATCGGTCAGCAGGTATTCGACTTTTGTCCATGTGTGAGACGGAGCGCGCCGGTTTATCTTGAGAAGTTCCTGCACCCTGTCAAACGTGCTTTTGTCTACGATAGCTGGAACGCCTCCTTCCACGCGCACAACGTCTTTGTAGGCGTATATGCCGATGTACTTTTCATTTTTTAGCAGCTTTGTCAGGCTGTTTTTCGTATATAGCTGCTTCCGGGCGGTGCGAATCCCCTGCTCGTTTAGTTGACCCGTGATTTCCGAAATGGTCGCTCCTTCTGCGTACAGGTCGAAAATCTTTTTGACAATGGGCGCGGTCTGCGGGTCGATAACAAAATGTTTGTCACTGTCAAGCGTGTATCCCAACGGGACCGTTCCCCCGACGCACTGACACTTTTTTGCGCTTTCAAGCTGTCCGCGACGGATGTTTTGTGATAGCTGGATGGAATAGTATTCCGCCATACCCTCCAGTACGCTCTCCAGAATAACGGCTTCTGGTGAGTTTGGGAGACTTTCCGCAACGTACTCCACCCGTACCCCGTTTTTCTTGCAGGTGTGTTTGTTGAACGCGATTTCTTCACGGTTGCGACCGAAGCGGTCAACCTTCCAGACAATAACGACCTGAAATTGATGCTTTCCTGTGTCGGAAAGCATTTTTTGAAAAGCCTCCCGGTTATCGTTTCGACCTGTCATGGCACGGTCGATGTATTCGTGTACGACGGTATATCCTTGCGCTGCCGCGTACTCATGCCCTTTGGCGAGCTGTCCTTCTATGGACTGCTCTGTCTGTCCGTGGGAAGAGTAGCGGGCATAAATGACGGCGTTTGTCGTGGTATCCGGCTTTTGTGCGTTTAAGTTTACGGATACTCTCATTGTCTGCCCCTTTCTATTTCATTGCCAGAAGCACTTCCTGCTTTACCGCGGACGGCGTTTCTGATACTTGTCCCCGTCCAGCAGACCGCGGGCGTAGATCATAACTTTTTCGAGGTCCGCGCTGTCAAGCCCAGAAAGCATAGTGGTAACATCCTCTGGCAGAGACGGGCCTGTCTTTTGCGCTACTGTGTAATCCGTATCGTCATCAGTACGACCCAGCAGATAGTCAGCGGATGTTTGGAGCATAGTCGCTGCACTGCGCACGATTTCGACATTCGGCTTCGTACCCTTTTTCCAGTAAGATATGTTAGAGCGGGTTGTCCCCAACTTTTCAGCGGTACTTTGAGAGCACGGTTCGATGCCGCGTACACGGCACAGCGCCTCATAGCGTTCATAGAAAGTCATTTATAATTCCTCTGTCAGCAAAATATTTTTTGCCAGAACACTTGACAGGCTAAATTTCTTGCGCTATAATGCAAACGACAGCTAAAGAAATTTGGCTACGAAAAGGAAGCCCCCGCAAAAAGGAGCCTTTTCAGCGGTGACATCAGGTGTGGCAATTTGATTATACCGCAAGAGTTAAATTTTTTCAACTGTCCAGATAAAAAAATTTTTTGCAAAGGAGGTTTAGGGCTTGTTAGATAAGTGGATCGCCGACGTGGTGGGCAGGATGCACGCTGCCGAGATTACTGGTAAGCGGCTGGCCGCTGAGTGCGGCTATACGGAGAGCTATCTGTCTACCGTGCTTCACGGCAAAAAGGGTGACAGCGCGACGCAGAAAAAAATCATGGATGCTCTGGCTCGTCTGGAGCATGAAGCCGCTGATGACGATGGGCAGGACTGAGGTTCTGCTGCCCGCTGCTGATACGCGAGTGCTGTGCGCCACCCTGCTTGACGCTGTTCGGCGTTTCTACGAGAATCCTGAAAATCAGCAGCGGTTTGAAGCATGGTTGTCCGAGAAAAAGACTCAAGGAGGCAAATTGAAAGATGATTGAGATTAAAGTGACCGTTGAAATCCCCGGCATGACTGAGGCCATCAACAATCTTGCGCAGGCTATCGCCGAAAAGAAGCCTGTTGCTGTCGAAGCCGTGAAGCAGGAAGCTCCTGCCGTTCAGGCGTCCGCGCCTGTCGCGCCCGTGGCAGCCCCTGTGGCCCCCGTAGCACCCGTTCAGCCGCCTGTGCAGACTGCTCCCGCCCCTGCGCCTGTTGCGCCAGTAGTGGCCTCTGTGACCCCCACCGTGACCGCGGCATCCGCTCCCGCACAGCAGCAAGCGCCTACGGCGGCAAAGCGCATTACCTTGGATGACCTGTCCCTTGCTGGTGCGAAGCTGGTTGACGCCGGGAAGATGGACGCGCTCATCAACGCACTCCAGAACTTCGGCGTGGCCGCCATTACGCTACTCCGCGAAGACCAGTATGCGTCCTTCGCTGACTGCCTGCGCTCGCTGGGCGCCAACATTTAAGGGAGGAAAGACTGATGGCCACTCCAGCAAAGCACGCGCTGCTTAGCGCGTCCGCGGCTCATCGCTGGCTGAAATGTACGGCCGCGCCGATGTACGAGATGCAGTTTCCCCCGAAAACGTCAGAGTATGCGGAGGAGGGAACGCTGGCACACAGCATTTGCGAGCTGTATGCTCGCAAGAAGTTCACCGTCATGAGTACGCGGAAATTCAACAGCGAGCTGAAAAAGCTGCAAGAACATCCGCTTTACAAGCCCGAAATGCTGACTACCGCAGAGGCATACGTCCTGTATCTGTATGAGGTCTGTATGAGGTATGAGGGAACGCCACACGTCAACATGGAAGTCCGAGTTGACCTGTCCGACTATGTGCCGCAGGGGTTTGGCACTTGTGACTGCATCATCATCGGCGGTGATACCCTGCACATCACGGACTACAAGCACGGTCAGGGTGTTGTCGTAGAGGCGGAGGGCAATCCGCAGATGATGCTTTACGCGCTGGGCGCACTGAAACGGTACACGCCTGTTTTCGGGGACAAGATCAAGCGGGTGTCTATGGCGATTGTACAGCCCCGTATCACGCAGGACGTGAAAGAATGCGAAATGACCGTGGATGAGCTTCTGGCATGGGGTGAAAATGTGGTCAAGCCTGCGGCGCAAAAGGCTTTCAACGGCGAGGGTGAGTTCTGCGCAGGTGCGCACTGTAAATTCTGCCGCGGGCGCGACGTTTGCCCAGCACGGGCAAAGCTCAATACCGCCTTGGAGGATTTTAAGGACTGCATCACGCCGGATAAGGCGCAGAACCCGCTTGACCCCGCCGCACGCAAAGTGCTGGGACTGCCGCCCGTTCTGACTGATGCGGAGGTTGGTGACCTGCTGACCAGAGGCGCAAATCTGGTCGAATGGTACGAAGGGTTGCGGAGTTATGCCCTGCAAGCGATTCTGGACGGGAAAGAGATTCCCGGCTACAAGGTGGTCGAGGGGCGTAGCATTCGCGCTTTCCGTGATACGGATGCGGCACTGCAAAAGCTGATGGATTCGGGCTTTGACAAGGCGGTTATCTACGACTACGAGCCGAAAACGCTTGCCCAGCTTGAAAAGATCGTGGGCGCAAAGCGCTTTGCTGAATTGCTCGGAGACCAGATTGTGAAGCCAAAGGGCAAGGCTACACTGACGGATGAGAAGGATCCGCGTGCGGCGTATAGCTCCGCTGTCGTGGACTTTGCCGGGGTGGCGCAGGATGGCTGACGTGCGAGACGGGCCGCTTTACCGGAAGGAAAACCTCGTACTTAACGTGGACGGCGAAACGGTTCACATTGACTGCCCAGAACGTTTTGCGTGGCTGCTGGATGACAAACTGGGTGGAGATGCGGCTGACTATTTCCGGGACACGGTGACGAATCTGTGCTTTGACCCTGACCTGTGCCCCGGTGAATGCGACCGCACCTATGGGCTGCAAGAGCACTATCAGAATGTCATTCGAGATGCGCTGGACGTGCTGGCAGATGCGCAGGAGCATGAACTATGCCGTCCGTGGACGAGTGGTAGGGTGTCGATAAAAAGGTACAACGAAGCTGTGAGAATGCTACAAAATGAACTGTAAATTGAGAAAGTGAGGATTCTATCATGTATCAGAATGATGCTCAGAAAGTCTTGACCGGCGAAGTTCGCCTTTCCTACTGCAACCTGATTCAGCCCCGTGCGCCCCTGAGCGGACAGGGCGACCCCAAGTATTCCGTCACCATCCTCATTCCCAAGACCGACGTTGCTACCAAAGCGGACATCGACGCTTCCATTGAGGCGGCGGCGCGGGAAGCTGTGGGCAAGCTGTGGGGCGGTGTGCGTCCCCGCTTCGATTCCATCGTGTGGGACGGCGACGGTACGCGCAAAAACGGTCTGCCTTTCGGCCCGGAGTGCAAGGGGCACTGGGTCTTGACTGCCTCTACCAAGCAGAAACCGCAGGTTGTCGGTATTGACAATATCAACGCGGAGCTTGCCCCGCAGGACATTTACAGCGGCATGTACGGCCGTGTGACCCTTCGTTTCTTCGGCTATTCGCAGTCCGGCAATCGCGGCGTGGGCTGCGGACTCGGCAATGTGCTGAAAACCCGCGAGGGTGAACCGCTGTCCGGTGGTGCGTCTGCCGCCGCAGACTTTGCGGGCATCGGCAATTCGGTCGTGCCGCCCGTTGACCCCGTGACCGGGCGCGCAATCAACCCTATCACCGGCCAGCCGATGTAATACGATGACGGA